TAGTTGGAATCTCTTATCCACATCATGGATTTTGCGATAGATGACAGAGCCAGTGGCCCCATCCAGTATCCTTGGTCTTCTCGGAAACTGCGCTTTAGGAATTCCATCTCCTGAAGTGGTAAGAAGTCTGGGACTTCGCCACCTTTCTTGAGGGCATCGGTGATTTTGAAGCCGAATCTTGCTGCCTCCGCCTTGAATGAGTTGAAGTTGAACCATTTGTGGTTCTGGTTGACTGTGCAGATGTTGTCGTCTCCGTAGATGGCTAGTCCGACGTTGTCGCTGAAGGACCGCCAGTTTGCGTGCTCTGGGGCATGCTGTAACGCCAGGCGTTTCCAGACAAGATAATACAGAGCCCACATGACAAAAGAATTCTCGACTGCTGTTGCGGGATTGCCTGATACTTGAGCTTGGTCAAGTTTAAACAAGCTGCGTTTCCCGATCACGTAAGCGCCTTCGATGGCGCGGTGAAGTGTGTCTCGAATAGTATTGTCGCGTAGGATGTTTTCTTTGTCCGTTGAGCATCTGGTGTAGATCGTGTTCCAAACCCTTGCCGCGCCCTGAATAAACAGTGACGGTACTGACGAATCGAAATTCTCGACGTCCGAGGCAAATCCCATTGGAGAGACTCGCAAAAGGGACGTGGCTAACGAATGCCAGTCGTGGAATGCATTGGATATGCCCACCTTAACGGGAATGGTTGCGTACATCTGGGTTACTCTGCACATCGCGGATAGGAAGTATTTGCGGAAGGCGATGAGGTACTCGAATCCTCCTGAGAAGAACAAACGGGATTTGGGGACATCGTATATCTTCTTCAGTTTGAGGGATTCGTCTTTGACGTATGCCACGAATGGATGTATATGCTGTATTCGTTTGGCTGCGTCCTGGATGATATGCTCAATGCGGGAGCATACGTGTTGAGAGTCAGCATCACTCTTGAAGTACCATTTACCGTTGTTCTCGTTGAAGTAGAGGAAGTCACCTTTGCTACGCTTGATGGAGTTTTCTAGCATATGAGGAAATCCGGCAGAGCCCGACCTGTCGATCGGGTTGCAATTGGGATACTCAAAGTACTCCGGCGTATTAAGGGCCTCTGTCTTGGTAAGTACTCTTGTCGTTAGGTTCTGCGCCTGGATCTTGTTTGCAAGATGATTTCCGATTTCGTCGAAGGCGTCTAGAACTTCTCTTTCGTCTAGCGGTTCTGTAATGTAGTGCTTGCCGTACCGCTTTAGTCCG